TTCGAGAAAATGGGTATGGCGGGTATGGCCGAGATAGGTATACGTGCGTTATCGTCGCTAAAATGGGACGTGGCCGAGCCGTTACTCGCTGAAATGTGGGAGTGTGTTCGCATTATGCCGGACGCGTCTAAACCTCAGTTAATCCGCAACTTGATCGAAGAGGATATTGAAGAGATATCGACACGTATTAAATTACGCGCGGAGGTGTGGGCGTTGCATGCGGATTTTTTGAAGGCCGTCGCGCCCTCGCTTATCGCAAGCACGAAACCGGCGGCAAACAAGTAAAGTTTATTGACTATCCGAACGTGTCGGCGGTTATCGGTACGTTACTATCTGAGCGCATGGCAACATTAAATGAACTCGATACGGTGTACGGAACTCAAGACGTTTATGATATGCTTGAAGTTATATTAGTCGATAAGTACAATAAAGCACTATCCGAAAAGGAGTAAAGTAATGGCGAGCAACGTAATCACAGTTACAATTAAAACCGCTTGGTACGTTGCTCCAGCGTTTAAACTCGCCGTATTTTTTGTATGGTTAGGTTCTCATGGCATTAAAGCGGCGGTCAAATAATGGCGACCATTATCGACAGCTTACTTGTCACGCTTGGCTTAGACTCTTCAGAATTTGACTCTAAACGGTCTAAAGTCGACAAGGGTCTTAAGTCAACCGGAGACGAGGCCGACAAAACAGGTAAGAAACTAAAACAATCAGGTAAGTCCGGCGCTGAGGGTTACGAAACGTTAACCAAAAGCGCGGCTAAATTCCTAGCGTTAATCGGCGGCACCATGGCCGTTAAACGTTTTATCGAACAGACAATCGAATCAAGCGCGGCACTTGCGTTACTTTCACGTAATCTCGGTGAGAGCGCGAACACGATCTCCGCTTGGTCCAATGCCGCGGAGCTTGCGGGCGGTAGCGCTGAAGGCTTGCAGGGCACTATGGATATGCTCAGCAAGTCACAGACTGAGCTACAGCTTACCGGACAATCGGGATTAATTCCGTACTTTACGGCGTTAGGTGTGGGCTTGGCCGACGTCAACGGTAAGGCTCGCCCGGTTAACGATATCTTACTAGACCTCTCCGAACGTTTTGCGCGTATGGATCGTACCACGGCTAACAATTTCGGTCGTATGATGGGTATCGATCAGGGCACGATGCAATTATTGTTAAAAGGCCGTACTGAAGTCGAGCTTATGATCGCCCGGCAAAAAGAGTACGGCGCGGTAACTAAAAAACAAGCTGAAGAGGGCGCGCGTCTTAAATTCATGATGCGTGAAAGTACTCAGACGTTCGTCGCGTTCGGTCGCGAATTATTATCTAAAGCGACTCCGGCCATTGAAAAATTCTTTCAGATCATGGCCGATTTTGGAGCGTGGGCGCAAAATCATCAAGAATTTATTACCACATTTTTAACGATCATTACGGCCGGGCTTGTAGCGATGGGTGCGGCCGCTATACCGATCAATCTCGTAGCCGTGGCCGTGATAGGCTTAGCGGCCGGAATCGCCGCGTTATGGGACGATTATCAAGTTTGGAAACGCGGCGGCGACTCGTTAATCGACTGGTCGAAATGGGAGCCGGGCATCAAAGCGGCCGGAGAAGGTATCAAATGGTTACGTGATTTAGTTAGCGACGCGTTTTATCGCATGTTTGCCGTAATCGATGCTGGATCAAAAGCGCTGAGCGGTGACTGGGTCGGTGCGCGTATGGCAATCGGTGAAGCGATTAACGGTAACGGCGATACGTACGGCGGTGACGGTCCTCAGTCACCCGGTACGCCGGGCGTAAATGCGCCGAGCGCTCCGTCACCCGCTGGAGGTAAGAAATTACCGCGCGGTATCCGTAACAATAACCCGGGTAACTTAAATTTTGCCGGGCAAGCTGGAGCGTCTAAAGAAGGCGGTCCGGGCGGTAGGTTCGCAAAATTCGGGACCATGCGCGAAGGCGTGGCCGCTTTAGTTAAGCAGATCGGCCTATACGTAAGTCGCGGTAAAAATTCGATCCGTAAAATTCTCGAAGTGTACGCACCTACCTCAGAAAATAATACCGGAGCTTATATCGCCGCCGTATCTCGGGCGCTCGGTATCGGCCCGGACGATCCGCTCGATATTAATAGCTCCGAGCAAGTTATGGGACTGGTTAAAGCGATCACAGATCACGAAAACGGTAAGGGTTACGTCGGCGCGGCCGACATTGCCGGAGGCTATAATTTAGCTAAAACTAGCGGTATCCGTGGAGCGTCTCGCGCCGCTGAAGGTGCTGGAGCGGCTAAAGTTGCGCAAGTTAGCGCCGCCGGATCAGGTTCGGGCGGTAACGTAAGTAACGTCGAAACTTCGATCGGTGAGGTTAAAATATATACCGCCGCGACAGACGCGGAGGGTATCGCTAAAGATATGAGCAAGTCGCTAAACTACAGTTTTGCGGCTCAGGCTAATTTAGGAATGAGCTAACATGGCATTTATACAGTTCCCTAACATTGCGGACGTTTTGGGCGTCCCGCCATTACCACGCTCCCCGCGCTTTCCGCCCGTCGCTCAGGTTGCGGTTAGTTTAATACAGGGGATCGTATACCGTGCGTTTCAAGTACAGACACAATGGGGTATATACGACAGTAACGGCCGTCCGCTTGGTGATCCGTCAAAATTTAAGGGCTTGCTAGGCGGCGCAATTGAGTCGATCGGTTTAGGCTCGACCTATTCAACAAACGCCGTCGACTTTTCAAAAGAGACACGAGTCTCAGACTTTCCGCTTGAGCGTGGCGGATTTGCGCAATATAACAAGGTAGAAATGCCCGCAAATCCTATAGTGACGTTATGTCTTGACTCAAACGAAAGCGGTCGTCGCGCATTTTTGGAGGCAATCGATAAAGCAACATTGTCGACCGATCTCTATAGCGTCGTAACGCCTGAAGTAACTTATATTAATTACAGTATCGAGCGTTACAATTATCAACGCCGTAGCGAAAAAGGCGCGACGTTATTGTTAGTCGAATTGTCGCTTAAAGAAATTCGTCAAGTGTCGGCACTCTTTTCAATCGCTAACGCCGGGCAACTTGTCGCACCTAAAAACGCCGCGGCCACGCCTCCGGTTGATAATGGTAAAGTTCAAGCTAAAACGCCCGGACCGTCCGTATTGAAAAGTATTGCTAATAAATTACCCGGACTAACGTCTCGTGCTAACGAATACTTGCAAGGGGTCAGACGATAATGCAAAGCATACCATTACAGCCCGTACCGGCGCAGTTAACTAAGGTCGTACTTGACGGGCAAAATTGTCAGATATTGCTATCTCAAAAAACGCAAGGTTTATTTGTGGACTTAAATGTCGACGGCGTTAACATTGTGACCGGCGTCATTGCGCGCGATGCCGTACCCTTAGTCAGTCGAGAGTACGCCGGCTTTTCGGGTAACTTGATTTTTATCGATACGCAAGGCGTTAGCGATCCACAATCGAGCGGTTTTGGCGACCGATACGACTTAGTCTATTTAACGAGCGAAGAGAATGACCTCATTTAGCAATAAAAAGCAACTCCGCTTTGTGATTACGCTCGGGACGGGCAAATTTGGCGCGTCCAATAACGACACAATCACGCTGGAGGGCTTTCGCGCGGTCGTGGATATAGATAAGGCGGGCGGCGTACAAATGTCGACGCTACGCGCTAAGATATTCGGCGTACGTCAGTCTGATATGAGTAGCGCAACTACGTTGCAATGGAAACCCGGTACGTTTATTCCGAACACAGTCGAAGTGTACGCGCTCGACGGTATTGTCGAGACATTGATATTCGCCGGTAACATTATCAACGCGTGGGGCGATTACGCTAGTATGCCGGACGTGTATTTACACATACAGGCTCAAAGCGCGTATTTTAATCAACTTAAAGCCGTCGCACCGCGTAGTTTTAAAGGTAGCGCTGACGTCGCTAGTGTTATGGCTACGATCGCCCGGGATTTAGGTTACACGTTTGAAAATAACGGCGTTACGACTAAATTGTCAGATTTATATCTAGCTAACACTGGGCTGGAGCAAGCTAAAGAATTGGCGCGCGCGGCCGGGTGCGATTTATATCTCGACGATAAAATACTTGCGATTACGCCGCCGAACGTGCCGCGTAAGGGTATTATACCGACAATATCGCGCGAGTCCGGCATGGTAGGTTATCCGACTTTTGACGGCGTGGGTGTAAACTTTACGTCGTTATTTAACCCGGCGGTAACGTTCGGTGGATCAATTAAATTAATTACTGACGTACAACAAGCGGCGGGTCAGTGGATCGTAACGTCAGTCGCGCACCGTCTCGAGTCGGAAAAGCCGGGCGGCGCGTGGTTTTCAACTATTAGGGGTAATTTAAGTGGACTCGCAGTCACCGGACGCTAAAGGAATACCGAGCGGGCAACAAAAACCGTCGACGACGTGGGGCGAGTTTAACAATATCGCTTTTCTCGTACAGCAAGCGCTCAGTAAAATGCAAACCGCGACATTGGTCCGCATTGAAAAATGTACCAATTCGGGCGGTTTATCTCCCGTGGGTTTTGTGGACGTCACGCCGCTGGTTACTCAGATCGACGGGGCCGGTACGCCGACGCCTCACGTTACGATATATAACTTACCTTATTTCAGATTACAGGGCGGAGCTAACGCTATTATTATCGACCCGGAGCCGGGCGATATTGGAATCGCGGTATTTGCGTCCCGAGATATATCAAAAGTTAAATCGACTAAAAAACAAGCGCCGCCGGGTAGTTTTCGACAGTACAGTTTTTCTGACGGAATGTATTTAGGCGGTATGCTTAACGGTACGCCGACGCAATACGTACAATTTAGCGCGGCCGGGATCAGAATACACTCGCCGACGCTTGTAAAGTTAGACGCTCCCGATATACAATTAGTCGCTGAGACGGTCGAAATTAACGCTTCAGTTTCGACCACGATCACGACGCCGATTTTTACAGTTAACGGGGATACGCAAATGAACGGTACAATTACAAGTACGGGTAATATTCTCGGTAACGGTATTAGTTTAAATACTCACACTCATACAGGCGTACAGCCGGGCGGTGGTAATACTGGAGGCCCGACGTAATGCGATTTAACACGCTTTTGCTTGACGGTAGCGCTTGGGACCTTGTGATTGATAGTTTCGGTAATATCGCAATGGCCGCACCTCCGTACGCGTTAGCTCAGGACGTAGCGAGCGCGGTGCGCTTGTTTCTCGGCGAATTATGGTACGATACGTCGAAAGGTATTCCGTACTTTGAAAATGTACTCGGGCAACTCCCGCCGATCTCGTTACTTACCGGATATATCGAAAAAGCCGCGCTAACCGTGCCCGGTGTAGTAACCGCGCGGTGTGTGATCTCAAATTTTGAAAGTCGAGAGATTACGGGGCAAGTGCAATTTATTGATGAAAACGGAGTAGCAAATAATGTCACTTTCTAGCGTACCTAAAATTACGTTTACTACGGCCGGGATCGTTATTCCGCCTGAAAGTGAAGTTTTGGCCGCGGTTCAAGTTGATATGGATGCGGCGTTCGGCGGTGGGCTAAACCCGGCGCTTGAAACCCCGCAAGGTCAACTAGCCTCAAGTCAGGCCGCGATTATTGGCGACAAAAACGCCGAATTTGCTTACTACGTTAATCAAGTCGATCCGCGATATGCCGACGGTAGATTTCAGGACGCGATCGCACGTATTTATTTTTTAACTCGTAAAGTTGCTACGCCGACCGTGGTTATCGCAACGTTAACCGGCATAGCCGGTACGATCGTTCCCGCGCTTACTTTAGCGCAAGACACTTCAGGCAATACTTACGTACTGACTGGAGACGCTACAATCGGCCTCGCCGGTACAGTCACGGCAACATTTCAAAATATAGAAACTGGTCCGATCCCGTGCGCGGCCGGTACGTTAACGCAAGTTTATCAAGCCGTACCCGGATGGGACGCAATCACTAACGCCGCGGACGGTATTCTCGGCTCAGACGTGGAGTCTCGCGCGGACTTTGAATACCGACGTCAGAACTCGGTCGCGATCAACGGCCTCGGTACGCTTGGCGCGATTTATGCTAACGTATTCGCATTACCGGACGTACTTGACGTTTACGCAATTGACAATCCGACCGGAGCGACGGTAAACGTCGGCGCAACAAATTACCCGGTTATCGAACACTCGCTTTATGTGGCCGTGGTCGGAGGTATTGACGCGGACGTCGCGCGTGCGATATGGGACAAAAAAGACTTAGGTTGTGACCATAACGGCAATACGACCGAAATAGTAATCGACGAAAGCGGCTACAGTTACCCGCAACCGTCTTACGAAGTTAAATTTAACCGCCCGTCAGCGTTGCCTATTTTATTTGACGTATCGATCGTCGATGATCCGACCTTACCGTCTAACATTATCGAGCTTGTAAAAAACGCGATTATCGCGCGCTTTAACGGCACTGACGGTACGACGCGCGAGCGGATCGGATCGACAATTTACGCGAGTCGTTACTACGGTGCGGTAAGCGTTGTCGCCGCAAACGTAGCTTTAGTTAATATTCTGATCGGTGACGTAACGCCCACACTTACAACAGTAAGCGCAGGTATCGATCAAGCGCCGAGTATTAACGCGGCCGATATTACGGTGACGCTAGTATGATAAACGTCGAACAGACAATTATATCGCAGTACGGTAACTCCGCGACGATCACTCGATTAATTCGAGATATGAATGAATATTTAGATCCGCGTGCAGACTTTGAAGCGTTTTACAATTTCGTTTGGAATGTGGATACCGCGCAAGGCTTTGGCCTCGATATTTGGGGGCGTATCGTCGATATAGGACGCGAATTACTTGTAAGCGACGCCGATCTATATTTCGGATTTAGCGACGCACTCCCCGGATCGTATCCGTTTGGCGAACAGCCGTTTTTTGACGGCACGCCGCCGGCGACACAAACTTTTCGTTTAGCGGACGACGCGTACCGCACATTAATTTTAGTCAAAGCGTTAGCCAATATATCAGCTACGAACGCTCGTTCGCTAAATCAATTATTACAAAATTTATTCGGAGACCGCGGTCGTTGCTACGTTAACGATCTCGGCGGGATGCAAATACGATACACGTTTGAATTTTTACTAACACCGTTCGAATTTGCTATAATAACTCAATCCGGAGCGATACCTCGTCCGGCTGGAGTAGGGGCAACAATATTAAATACCGACGTTCCGGTATTTGGATTTTCTGAGGCGGCGGGATCGGCAACATTTGGGGACGGTCCATTTATACAGGAAGGCGCGAGTTATGCAACAATCTAACGCACCGGCTAAGCTGGTTTTACCGTTCGCGAATAGCGGCGCAAAAAATACGATCCCGGTCGCGTCACAGATCGGGATCACTCCGGGGGCCGCTTCATTAACTGACGGCTTTCCTCCGCTTACACGTACTCCGCTCGTGGCCGGAGGTGTACCACCTTCAGGTTTAGATATGAACGGTGTACTTTTTGCACTGGCCGCGATTGATCGCTGGAGCAACGCGGGCGGACGTTACCCGTACGACGCCGCATTCGCGACAGACGTCGAAGTCGCCGGATACCCTAAAGGTGCGATAGTGCTACGTAGCGACGGCGAAGGCGGTTGGTTGAATACCGTAGACAACAACGAAACCGACCCGGAAACGGGCGGCGCTGGATGGGTCCCGGATTTTCAATACGGTATTACAAACGTTACGATGACAAACGCTAACGTGACGCTAACCGCGTTGCAAGCGGGTCGCCCTATTGTGATTATCAGCGGCTTGCTAACGGCCAATTTAAATTTAATTTTACCGAATTATGTAAAAACTTGGTCCGTAATTAATAAAACGACGGGCGCGTTTTCGATAACGGTTAAAACTTTAGCCGGTACGGGCGTAACAGTTACGCAAAGTTCGGCGTCAGAAGTTTACGGAGACGGTGTCAACATCGAAACCGTTGCGGCCGCACCGAGCTTACCTCCGGACGCGTCAACCACGGTTAAGGGGCTTGTTGAACTTGCCACAAGTGCAGAAACGATAACCGGTACAGATACGGTTCGCGCGGTTACACCGCAGGCTTTGCAGGCTAAAGTTGCAAGCGAAACCGCGCTCGGAATTGTGGAGTTGGCAACGGCGGCCGAGGCGCAAGCGTTTACCGCCGATAAGTATATTGATGGTGCAAAACTTGCGGCCGCGTTGCAAGGCGCTAATCAATCGTTAGCGACAAGCGGCTATCAAAAATTGCCGGGTGGGCTTATTATTCAGTGGGGAACTGCAAATATACCTGCAACAACAACAACAATTACTTTACCAATTGTATATCCGACAGCGCATATTTTAGTTATAGGCAGTTCAGTCGACAACACCGGCGGCGCGCTTGAATGCGTTGAGTTTCTAGGCAGAACAAATTCTCAATTTCAAGCTACGGTTATAAATGCGGCTGGGAATGCTGTTGCAAGTAGGCTGTCTTACGTTTCAATCGGTTACTAAGGAAAAATAATGAGCAAATTTATATTATTTACAAATGGCATTTTAAGCGCACGCTACGACAGTGCAATTCATGGCGAAAACATTCCGGTTGACGCCTTGCCGGTCGACGACGAGCTATTTTTCCAAACCGTTAACGAACAAGATGGGATTTGGAAACTTGTCGACGGTAAGATCGTTAAAACTCCGTTCCCGCCTAAACCGTTAAACGAAGTTAAAGCCGAAAAGTTAAGCGAAATTCGTACCGCTTACGATGCTGACACACTGAAGCCGGTCGACGCGCTCGGTTTCGTATGGGACGGCGGGTTCGATTCTGCTATTAAACTCGACGCGGCGATGCGTCTCAGTCAAGCGGCGGGCGCTCCGGGCGTTACGTTTTACGACACGTCTAACGTCGGCCACGATCTCGACTTTACAAACGCGTTAATTGTATGCGTAACCGTGGCAGGTGCGTTTCAGGCGGCGCTTGCTAAAAAGCAAAGTCTATTTGTGCAAGTTAACGCGGCGACGTCTAAAACTCAGGTTGGAGCTATATCATGGTAGCGTACGCGCTTACTCTATTGATCCTCGACTTATGGTTATTTTTCTTACTGTATGTCGCTTGTATGAATATGATTAAGGCGCATAAAGAAAAGAAAGTAACCGGGGTGTTATGGCTTTTATGCCTCCCGGCCGTAGCGATCGGCTTAATCGTGGACTTTTTACATCAAATTACAATATTTAACGTTGTGTTTTGGGACGTTCCGCGCGACCCTACCGTTACGGGTAGGTTAAAGCGTCATATCGCCGACCCCGGCTACCGTGGCAAGCTGGCCCGCTATTTGTGCGTTAACGTGCTAAGTCCGTTCGATCATACAGGTAATCATTGTGATTAGCCTTATCGCGATTATCGCACTTATGTTACCTTACTCGACTATTGGTATATTTATCATTATTAAGGTACTATTCTTACCAATGAAAGCCCCGGCCGATACGAGCAACCGAATAGCTCACTTGCGGCTTGTATGGTGGGCGATCACACGGCCCGAAGAGTTTACCGATTCGTTCCCGTGGTTAAAACAAGACGAAAAAGAAAACATAAAGGGGTAACGCATGGATAAGGATTTAACGACGCTCTACGCGATATTGTCAGCAATCATAGGCGCATTATTCGGGATAGAGACGGGAGTCTTTTTTTGTGCGGTAGCCGGATCACTGTTAGCGGTTCGATTTTGTAGCGCAAAAGGTACGTTAGAGCGATTCGTCCATTTTGCAATTTCGGTAATTTTCGCATGTATTATTGTCGGAGAAACCGCTAAAATATATCCGTCATGGTTAACGTTAAAGTTAAGCGCGGCCGGGTGGGGATTTTTATTTTTGTTGCTTGCGGAATTGGTTTACTTATTTCTAAAAAGCGCGCAATCTGTAAACTTAGCCGATAAAATCAGCCTAATTTTAGATAGGGTTATCGACAAATGGACACGTTAATCGTCATTATTGCTTGCTTATACGTATTATTCGAGAGCTTTACCGCGCTTGAGTCGATGCCTAAAGTTAGCGTATTACGTTTTTTTCACGAATTTGCTAACCCTTACGCGCTTAAATACTGGGGTTGTGGGTTTTACGCTTTATTCGCGCTATACCACGCTGACGATTTACAGGGCTGGTTAGTATTGCTAATTTTCCCGCCGGTGTACTGGGTCAGCGGTCGACTTATTTATCGAATACAACATTTTAAATGGCACCGTCACAGTTAGCTAAATGGCTCGGGTGCCCGCTCGTTATCGCTGAAAAGTGGGCGTTGCCTATTGAATTAGCGATGCAAAAATTCGATATCTCCGGGAACGTAGAAACCGCCTCGTTCATATCACAACTAGCGCACGAAAGCGCTAACCTTACACGTCTTACCGAAAACCTGAATTATTCCGCCGCCGGGCTTGCGGCCACATGGCCGACACGTTACCGGGATCACGCTACAGGCAAAGCTAATTTACTGGCGTTATCGTTACATCGTCGCCCTATAGCGATCGCTAATAATTGCTACGCTAACCGTATGGGTAACGGTGACGAGTCAAGCGGCGACGGCTGGAGATACCGCGGACGAGGTCCGATCATGATTACAGGTAAAAATAATTATGATAAATGCGGCCGGGCGATCGGTGTCGATTTACTTGCGGTCCCCGAATTGTTAGTATTACCGGCATACGGCGCGCTTGCGGCGGGCTGGTTTTGGTATGTTAACAATCTCGACAGATACGACGACGACTTTAGCGTACTACAGGAAACTAAACTTATTAACGGCGGAACGAGCGGGCTAGAGGATCGTCAACGCATATTTAACAGGATATTAGAAAATGTCTAATTTGTACGTACGTATTGCACTTGTGGCGGCTTTAATTGCCGGGTTGTGGTATTCATATAACTGGGCGTACGATAATGGTGTAACGGCCGAGCGTGGCGTCTGGACGTCGGCACAAAATGAAGAGCTAATTAACGCTAATAAAAAATACGCCGAGCTTGAATATAATTACGGTATTCTAGTAACTTCATATTCCGACATTTACCAAAAAGGGCTAAAAGATGGACAAACTAAAAAGTCTGACGTTATTACTCGTGTTAATAATGGGACTCTCGTCTTGCGCGACAAAAACGCCGTACGTTGCCCCGAGCCGATCATTACAAGTGACGCCGCCCCCGGCCGACGTGATGCAAGCGAGGGAGCCGAACTTTCTCGACCGCTTACTGAATTTCTTATCGGACTTACCACAGAGGCCGACGACGTCGTCAGGCAACTAACGACGTGCCAAAAAGATTATCAAGCGTTATATGATGTTTGTTCGCCGCGTCAGGTGTTTTAAATATACCTCGATTTGTCGCGGTAGCTCATTTTGTTTTGCGGGTTCAAGCGATATAAAGATCGTATCGGGGTAATGACCTCGACTCTCAATAATTCCATGTAATCCGCTAAGATCGTGTTTAACTTTTTCGCCGCGCTTGAATAACATACTTCTGTACCTTTTAAATTATTAATTGTTTCGACTTCGTAATACTCGGCCACGATCGGGCATACGTCCGTACGTGGTCCGCCTATAGGGTTTTCGCCTTGCCAAAAAATACGGCGTAATTGCTCAGCTTGTAATTTTCTGACAATATACTCCGGGCTTTTAATGATCCACATATTTTAGGCACTCCGCGTTAAGCGCTTGCTGTATCGGCGCATAAACTAACTGTTCGTTAGGTCGGCGTATGGTCCCGGTGCGAAGTGTGGCCGCAACGTAACGCACGGTACGCATAGCGACGGGGCGGTTAACGTGTAAAGCGAGATCGTCCGCCCAGTAATCGACTAAATACTCTAAATGCTTGACGTCAGGATAGCGCGTATCAAACGTCCCGGATAAATAGGCTTTTTGTGCGATCATGATCCCGTACTGACATTTAGCAAGCTGAAGCGGATCGGCCACGGCTAACGTCGGGGTAAATGCGATTAATAGAGCTAAATAAAATTTCACGGTTGACCCTCCAAAAAGTCATACAGACTAATATCGTACGTACTTACCACAAAATCGACAAGCAGTACGCGCATATATTCGACGCTCCAGCCCCGACGTTTCATGACGTCTCGTATGTACGGACTGTTTAATTTTCTAGCGATAGTTAATTTTACGTTCATGATCTTACCCTCCCACGTTAGCGGCTAAACCTAAATAAGCGATTACGCGTACTTTGAAAAGTTGCTCAAGTTCAGAAATTGAATCACCGATAAAAACTTTTTCAACTTTACGACGGCCAATTTTTTGATAAACTAGATAAGCGTACATTTCGTAACTCCAGCCCCAGTACCCGAGGCGCGGTGCCGGGAACGGCCCGACAAGTTCCATTCTACGCTTATTGACGACGCCGTCAACAACTATTTTTATAAACTTCGATTAATTTGTCGAGTACGCCGCGATCTTTATAACTTACCGTTTTGCGTATTGCCTCAAATACCAACATAGCGCCTTCACATACAAGGTTACGGTTAAAGGCTAAACGCTCAGCTTCAGCAAGTTTTTTACGTAGCAATTGATTTTCGTTAAAAAGTCTTAATTCGGTCGGGGTTTTCATATTTAATATCTCGTTGCCCGGTTACGTTTCTTTTCACCCTTACCTTTACGCACCTTACGCGGAGGCGGACAAGCGTAATATCGACGCTCAGGCACAACTAGCGCGCTAGGTTGCGGTATAATTTGCATACAGGCTAGGGCAGTAAGTACGGCTAAAGTGGGTAATCTCATGATAATTTGTAATATCCTATGTCGCGTAAAATGTCGTCGGCTTTTTTAATATACCAGTCGTAATTTATATCAGTCGGAAAGGCGTCCGGGAGTGTCATACACGGTTGCGCGCCGTAAGATAACGATACGTTATTACCGTTACTAGCGTATACGATCGGACCCGGGGAGTTAGTACCGTAATACCAGCGGGCGACCTTACCGAGATACTCGGGCGTCTGAGGTTCAAAGCACGATTTATAGGCCGTGGTCGGATCAGTGATTACCGTACCTTTACGCCATTTACGGCCGTCTTTATACCAACCGTTAGCCTCCAGTATCGGGACCATGTCACGGACAAGCGCGGTCTTAAGTGGTCCCTCTCCCCACATTTTAACCGCGCCGCCGTTAACTCGTTGAATCGTTATAAATTTGCGAATGTCGGTACAACTTAAGATCGTGGCCGCGGGCGGTATACCTTTACTCAAAAAGTCAGCGACCGCGTCGGAGCAAATTTCGACGTCCGGGTTCTTTTTCTCAGTTAGTCCAGCCTTGCTATATTCGCCCTTACGTTTAACTTCACCGTCCGCTTTTACCGCAAAATACGAGTTAACGTCGCGGCTATAGATCGCCCGGTATTCGACCGATTCCATTTCGAGGCCGGTACGGGCCTCCCATTCATTAATTAAATGCTTGCTAACGTAAACCTTATCGCGCGGGCACTTAATTACAATACCGTCCGTATTGGCCGATACGACAGGTATCCCGTAATACTCGTGCCATTCGATCAGCATTAATAGCGATAACTGGCCGGTGAGTGTCGTCTGAATCAACATTTCAGGCGCGAAGAGTACACTATACGGCGATCCGGTTTTACCGAACGTACCGTTAATCATAATCTTACCGCCCTCGTTGCCGACCATAGCCTCGATATACTCCGGGCTTGACGTGTCGCCGGACTTTTTAAGTTTTGCTTGTAATGCTTTCGCGGCGACACGTTCGTCCTTAATAGCGCCGTACTCTTTTAGGAACGTTTCACCTAGCGCCGGAGGCCACGCCCCGGAGTTAAGGATCAGCGACGGATAGTACGCGGCCACATCATTATCGATCAGGATCGTGTGTTCGTCGCTGACGTGTACGGCTTTTTCCTCTTGCGAATGAATACCGCCGACGCCTAATTTATAAGTAGTGTGGCCGATTACAATTGTAAGCCCCTCAAGCTCCGGCGGCATAACGATACACTTACCGACCTCGAAACCTTCGAGCTTAAAACTAGCGGGCGGACGGATACCAAAAGTCGCGTTACGCACGATCTCGAGCGCGCGCTGTAAATGTGGCAATCCGTAAGAAATGTACGCCGGGACTTGGTATTTAAACTGTAAGTACCAATTAATGTCGGGCTTATAAATTTTACGACCGAGCGCTTGCTCGCAACGGTGTTTTAACACGGCCTCAGCGAGTTGCGCGTCTGACTTGCTACGCAGGTCTAGCCCGTAACGTTTACCGAGCGCCTCGCGTTGTTCTAGTTGCGGCTTGAGGGCTTCATATAAACCTTGTAGGTCGGCGAGATCGTTCTCACAATATAACTCGACATTCGTTATCTGTTCGTCGGTTAACATAGTGTCGACCAGGTAAGGTAGGTCCCAAATCCGTTTTTGATGGATACGTCCGGCGTATTGCTTTTGACTCCCGGCACCGGGCGCGACCTCCATAACATCAATATGATCGATCGGTTTCCATTCCGGTAAACCTAGCTCCCACGGTTTAATTTTCTCGACGATAATGCGGTCGTTAATCATTTTTAGCTGAGTCGGATCGTAACCTTGTAACGCCGCGCATATCATTGGCACGTCATAATAATTACCGTTAAAGCTAACCACGGTAATCAGATCAAATAAATTAAGGATTTGCCGTTTTTGATCTAAATCGAACGATTCGCCGAATTTGAGCCGGAACGTATAAACGACCCCGGTAACGAGCTTAAATTTAAGTAACCAAAAATTCGGATAACATTCCGTGTCGTAAAATGCCACGGGTTTAGCGGTAACAGGCGGTAACGGGATCAATTGTATAACCCCTTAACTCTCCGGTTAAATTCGAGACGTTCGGCCGCGCTATAAAATATAAGCGTATCACCCTCGCGTGAGATTTTTAATTCGTCGGCAAGTTTCGCCGCGCCGTTTGGATACCGGGTAAGACAGACACGTCTCGCGTACATTTTATTATTCTCCAGTTTAAATACCTATTCCATAATACAAGCTCAGGAAAATTCTCCGCGTTCTTACAAGGCTTGTATTACAGGTTAGATACTTACTACGGTACCCTTAAAGGGACTTTTAACCGTTTTCTAGTTGGCTACCTATTCATACCTAACTATTTGCGCTTTCCTCAATGTTAGCAGTTAAGAGGCGCAAAATTCTAAGGGAGCATGTGACCGTGAGCGATCAGCAAGGCGTCAGTCCATCCCCCGGTGATTAGTTGCTCGTATGTGCCTCCGCCGGTGCCGGTTAACTTAGCGTTACGCGGATCAGCTACAGGCGGCGTTAAAATTGCCGGGTTAGGAGCTACGGCCACGACCGGAGGCGGTGCGCTTACTGGAGGCGGTACGCTTACTGGAGGCGGCAAACTGTTAACCGGTGGTGGCGCGTATCCAGCGACAGGCGGAGGTGCCACGTTACCGACTGGAGGCGGAGCCGGGTTAAAGTTAGCGGCCGGAGGGGTAGCGCTTGCGCCCGGAGGTAACGCCACACCTTGACCAAAGCCCGCGGCCGTAACGTCAGGACCGACACGAATTTCAGGACCGTACGCCGTAAGTGCTACCATACTATGATTAATGTACAGTCCGGCACTTGCTCCGGTGTTAGGGCTTATATTACCAAATACTTGAACGTAGTATCCCGGCTTAACCGCGTCACGTTCTAGGATTTGCTGAGAGCCGTCAGCATTCCATACTTGCGGAGCGTAACCGCCCGAAAACCATAAAACCCAGTGACCCGGATAACCTTCACGATCCGCATTTTTGCGACCACGCTTGTTAGGGATTGTCGAGTCGCCGTCTTGTATTTTCCAAGCAAAATCGGGGCGTTGCGCCTCGTTAGGAAACGCTTGATGGCCTAGCGCCCAAATTGGAGCGCCCCACGCTTCAGAGGCCCAATGTTGTACGCCCGGGGTTTTAGGAATTGCAACGCCGAACTGAAAGTCTACGCGCGGCGTGACCTTGTCTTTCATTGTGAGCGGCTTACCCTCGAAATCTTTAGTCTCAGGATCGTACAGCGATCCGCCGACGAGACGACCGACCGGGGTCGTAATATTAATGCGTTTTGCTTCAGCCATAATTAAATTCTCCGTTTGATAAAATGTATTACGTTTATGAGATTACAGGTTATTGACGACTTCGTCAACTAAATATTTTGCGAGCCTCGACGCCGTCGTCCGCCTTGAGTTTTGTCTCTCCGAACGGTATCTCCGTAAACGCTGAGAGTAACGTCGCGTCAAGTCCGGCACTCACGGCTTGCTTAGGCGTGATTACTTTTTGTTTAGCTAAAGCAACGCCCATCATTTCGCCGAGCGCGATAATTTCAGCGTCCGGTTTACTCCAGCGTTGACGCCCCATACTCGGCTCAGCACGATAGAACGGTACGCGTTGCCCGCGCTTAATCATGCTAATCGCTTGCTCAGCGAGGCCCGTTTGACGTGCGGTTAATCGCTCGATCGCTCGCTCGACAAAACGTAACTCCGCACCGAGAGCGTCCGGCGGTAAGTCAAACGGAATCGTCCCGCTTGCAATATCCATATCCCCATACGCGGCACGTTGTAACGCTGTACACGCATGATGCGCGCGACAATCACGACATTCAGGGTTTACCGTACATTTAGCGTCCGGTGACATTGCGGCCTCTTCGCGCATGCGTAGCTTGTTAAAATAGCTACGTAAGTCGACGGCCACAATCCGCCATACGCGAATCGGTTGACCTCCCACATAACAACGCGGTTGCACGATCCTCATTTCGACCTCAGTGTATTGGTCGCTAATACCGTCCACGCCGACTTGATCCAATATCCCGGCCACGTATTCGATTAATTGCCAATTCTCAAAAATCTCGACGTATCGGTGCCCGAACTTATAGTCCCATATTGTCAGCTTACGCGGCTTGTAACGCCACGCGTCAGGCGTTCCCCAACAGTCCGGGTGTATATATGATATATCGACGCGTTGCTCGACAACCGGAGCGATCCCGGGAAACTCCGCGTCAGTCGATGCAATATCCGCGACGTAAAGCTCGGCACCTTCGACCATTTCGTCTGTAAGCATGACGCCGTTAGGTGCCATAAGTCCAGTATCAATAGTCCGACCCTCAAGTAACTCAGATGCGGCCCAGTGCGCGGCCGTACCCTCAGCGCTAGACTGTGACGGCTCGACTTCAGGATATAACGCCTCAAGTGCGCGCGATCCAGCACATGCGACACGTCTCGAGGCGCTCGACGGGGCTAGTGTGGAGTGTTCGCTCATGCGGACCTCGCTTTCATCATTGCGTCGGCTACTTCATACGCTTTTTGTGCTACAAAAACGTTTGTATAGTTATTACCGCTTGCAAGTAATCCGCTCATAGCTTCAGCCGCAAATTTATCGCGTAACGCTTCATCGTAGATACGCTTACCCGCTTCAGGGTTAGGCGGTTTTATTCCGACCGCGCTCATTGTGCGACTCCGCTCGCCTCGTTCATCATGATCTGAGCGTCGATCGCCGCCTCAATATTTGGGATCAGGTCCGGGCGTTGAATCAAGCCCGGTAAACTTGGTACGCCTTGACCGTTAACAATCGCAATTACTTGTTGCTGATTTAACTTACGGGCCGCGATCGCGCTCGCTACCTTAGTCATGAGAGCCGGGAACGGTTCGCTAGAAGGGTTCGCAGTCGCGACAGTAGTAGCCGGGGGCGGAGGTACTACGACAGTATTCGGCGGGGCGATAACAGTATCGACAGGGGCTAAAGGGGCCGGTGTCGCGATACCTCCCGCGGCCGGGATTGCCATTAAATTACGTAACTCAGTTTCGACGTCAAGTACGACCTTTTCAGGTACGCCGCGTTTATATTTCCACGCGCCCGATGTGAGTTTTGTTTTTTCACGGCTATGGATACGACTATCCCACGGCAAACGATTTACGTCCAATTCAACGCCGCTCGCAGGGGCTACGGTAGGCGCTACAACATGACTCGCCGCGACCTCGTTTGTTTGAACAGGCGGTAACGGTACGGACGGAGGCGTCGCGATTGAAGTAATCTCCGTCGTATCCGCGTGGACAATCGGCGACGCTTCGGCACCCACAGTAGAGAGGGCAACGGCCGGAGACTTTCCGAATACTTCAGCGGCTTTCGTCGGTTCGAGATCGGCGGCTTGCGCAATTTCAGTTTCGTTAAATATTTCGTCGACGATTTGATTATGTACGATCGCGACATTATTTACGATATCTTGCTCCGTAGCTTGAGCTTGCTCAGGCGCGGCAAGCGCTAATAGATACGAGGCCGTAACGCGTAATACGTGAGGGTCTTTTTCGTTAAAGGTAAGTGTTAACATTTTGATTATCTCCGTTAAATAAAATTTGACTACCCGATCAGATTATAGGATACTGACGGAGTCGTCAACAACTATTTCAGTCAGGATTATAATGTCAGTAAAAATAAAAAAGTTAATCGAAATACTTAAAGATAAAAACCCGGACGACCTTGTCGAATTTGTAGTCGCCCGTACAGACGGTACGATCGTTACAATGGATTTATGCGCGACCGCTAACGATATGGCTAACGTAGTTAAACTATTCGGACCTAAAAAGAAATGATCCACGAACTTAAATGTAAACCTGAATATTTTAGGACACTTGACGCACAGTCACGTAATTATGATATTCGTAAAGCCGATCGTGATTACCGCGTGACAGACTCGCTACTCATAAAAGAATACGCGCCGGTAATGGGGTACACCGGACGACATATTTATCGTCGCATTACGCATATTTTAAAAGAGGCGCCCGGACTAGATAAAAATTACATTATTTTGAGCCTGAGTTTATGACACCATTACGCCCGTTTCAAGCAAATATTCGTACGGCCATATATAACGCTTGGGCGCAAGGTGCCCGTAACGTCATGCCCGTATTACCTACCGGCGGCGGCAAAACCGTACTGTTCGGCAATATCATAGCGGAGAATCAGGGACCTAGCGCGGCGATCGCGCACCGTCAGGAATTGACTGCACAGATCAGTCTCGCGTTAGCACGTAACGGCGTCCGTCACCGGGTTATCGGAGCGAAAGCGCTACAGCGTGAGATCGTGAGTATCCACATGGCGGAGGTCGGTCGCGACTATACGCACCAATACGCACGGACCGCGGTCGCCGGGGTTGATACCTTACTTAACCTAGACCCGAGCGATCCAGTATTTCAGGCGTCGCTTGTCGTACAGGACGAAGGTCACCACGTACTAGCCGAAAATAAATGGGGTAAGGCTATGGCAATGTTCCCGCATGCGCGCGGATTGTTTCCGACGGCCACGCCTAAGCGCGCGGATCGTAAGGGACTCGGGCGACACGCTGACGGTTTAGTCGACGCGCTTGTCGTCGGTCCGTCAATGCGCGAACTTATCGAAATGGGATATCTGACGGATTACCGCATATTCGCGCCGCCTTGCGATGTGGATATGTCTCACGTCGGTATTAGCGACACGACCGGCGATTATAATCAGGTCCAGTTACGTAATGTCATGCACGAGTCGAAATCGATCGTCGGCGACGTCGTGTCTCATTACTTAAGAATCGCGCCCGGTAAGTTAGGTGTCACGTTCGCGGTCGACGTCGAAGAGGCTACCAAAATCGCGGCGGAGTTTCGCGCGCGAGGTGTACCGGCGGAGGTTGTAAGCGCTAAAACTCCAGCGAGCGCACGATCCGCAATTTTACGCCGTTTTAAAAATCGCGAGGTTTTACAGTTAGTCAACGTTGATTTATTTGGCGAGGGTTTCGACTTGCCCGCGATCGAAGTTGTTAGCATGGCCCGGCCGACAATGTCGTACAGTTTATTTTGTCAGCAATTCGGGCGCGCGTTACGTCTCATGATCCCGGGTACACTTGCGGGAGCTTGGGATACTTACACCGACGAGCAACGTCGCGGGTTTATCGCGACTTCAGGTAAACCACACGCGATTATTATCGATCACGTATCGAATGTCGTCATGCACGGCTTACCGGACGCTTATCGCGAATGGTCGCTTGATCGTGGCGAACGTCGTAGCCGTGGTCGCCCTAACGACGTCATACCATGCCGTACGTGTCTTAACCCGTCATGTATCCGCGTATACGAGCGCGCATATAGCGTATGCCCGTTTTGCGGTGAGAAACCTACCCCGGCAGATCGTAGCGCACCGGACGCGGTCGACGGTGATCTTATGGAATTGGACCCGTCAATATTGCGCGCGTTACGTGGTGAAATTGAACGGATCGAAGGTATACCACAAGTCCCGTATAACTTACGTAATTCCCCGGCGGAGGCGGCAATCGTTAACCGTCACCGGGAGCGACAAGCGGCTCAGGCTAAACTTAAAGAATCGATCGCATTGTGGGCGGGTTATCAGCGACACCTCGGGCGTCCCGAATCTGAAGTATATCGCCGGTTCTTTTTCATGTTCGGCACGGATATCGCTACGGCGCAGACATTAAACGCCGCGGACGCTACCGTACTCGAGGCGCGAATAACCGGCAAATTATTAGTTGACGGCGTCGTCAGTATAAACGATACTGTAAGTTAATTAATCAGGAGAGTATGAAATCGTGAATATTTTAATGGAATATAATCGCACTAAAACCGTTAGGTATTTTGGCATTACGTTACAAGTACACCACGTCGTTAAGTATTTAGCCGTGGATAAAAACGGTCAATTGCGGGGTTACGAAGTTCGCCCGGACTGCGGTCATAGTTGCTGGATAGAACGTTCGGACATTTACGTATCGATCGGTGAAGTTGATCTCGAGGGTCATGACTGGGTCGAGACATTGAGGGAGCTTGACGAATGATAACTTACGGTTCTGTATGTAGTGGTATAGAGGCTGTAACCGTTGCTTGGCACGATTTAGGGTTTGTACCGTCTTGGTTTTCTGAAATTGAAAAATTTCCAAGTGCTGTACTTTCGCATCATTACCCGCACGTACCAAATTTAGGCGATATGACAAAAATTTCGGATAAAATTTTAAAACTTGAAGCTTATGCACCCGACATACTTATTGGAGGTACTCCATGCCAAGCGTTTAGCGTAGCAGGGCTACGTGGCGGTATATCTGACGCTAGAGGTCAGTTAACATTATCTTTTGTACAGTTAGGAAACCAAATTGACGCAACTCGTATGCAAGCAGGTAAACAACCATCAATTATTGTATGGGAAAACGTCCCCGGAGTCTTATCAAGTAAAGATAACGCATTCGGATGCTTTCTTGCGGCACTTGCTGGAGAATCCGAGCCGTTACTCCCGTCAGGGAAAAAATGGGCAAACGCTGGTTATGTTGTTGGACCCCAAAGAACAATCAGTTGGCGAATACTTGACTCCCAATATTTCGGAGTGGCCCAACGACGCCGCCGTGTGTTCGTTATCGCAAGTGCTAGAGACGACTTCGATACCCTTGCGACACTTTTTGAGTTCGAAGGCTTGCGCAGGGATATTGCGCCGAGCAGAAGTGCGGGGGAAGAAATTGCCGGCACCATTGGAGCGCGCACTGGTCTTAGTCTCGGAACGCAAGACGCTCAATGTGGACATTTAATACCTTTTACCCCCTCAGCGTTTGCACAATATGCTGAGGGGGTCGGAACTTTAAAATCTAGCGGCGGGGATATTGGCGGCGGGAGCGAAACTTTACTTGTTTATGCTTTGGCTGGCAATACTATAGGTCGTCAACCAATGAACGGGGGTAACCATACTGGCTATGATGGTACTGGATCGACATATACCCTTACCGCAACAGATTTACACGCAGTCGTAAAAATATATGAAGAAGAAAACTTAACGCATGTTAGACGTTTGACGTGCGTTGAATGTGAGCGTTTGCAAGGATTTCCAGACAATTACACTTTTATACCGTTTCGCAATAAATTAGCTGCCGACGGACCTCGTTATAAAGCGTTAGGAAACTCAATGGCGGTGCCAGTAATGCAATGGTTAGGTGTTCGTATTTACTTAAAACTGTTAGGTTTATTATGATACTTTACGAGTGGGCGCAACGTCACCGCATACCGCTAGACGCGATTAAAGAGCTTGAATCGCTTTACGGCATTATCGACCGGCCCGGCGCGGTTATGACAGACTTATCTGAGGCCGCGGTCCAAAACAATTTAAGGCTTGAAGGTGCGCGCAAGGGCGTCAGGTTATTCCGTAATAATGTCGGCGCGTACGAGGACGAGGACGGACGGTTCGTACGTTACGGGCTTGCTAACGAGTCGCCGCAAATTAATAAGGTAATTAAGTCCGGCGATCTTATCGGTATCCGGCCGCTAGTGGTCACGTCGCAAATGGTCGGTTTTACGGTCGGCCAATTTGTGAGTCGGGAGGCTAAGCCGGGTACATGGCGCTACAGCAATACGGAGCGCGAGCAAGCACAATTACGCTGGATACAGTTAATAAATTCTCTCGGCGGAGACGCCGGGTTCGCTAACGGAGAGGGTACGTTATGAATCAGCAAGACTTGGATTATATGGGTGACGGTGTTTATATCGGGCATGATGGATATCAATTATGGTTAACCACGGGGTCGCATGAAAACCCGGAGCTTATCGCGCTTGATCCGGGCGTACTTAACAATATTATTAGTTACGCTAAATTACGTTTACCGGGGATCGTGCGCGATGAAACTTAAAGTTTACGGTATTAATATCGACGGCGTTAACCGTTGCATTGTGGCCGCTAAGTCACTTAAAGCCGCGGCCGTTTCGTTCCGTGTCAGCTACAGCTATATGCGCGGATGGGGATCGGACACGGGTAACGCTGAAGAGATCGCGCTCGCTACGTCGACGCCGGGAGTGGTCTATATTAAACGCGACGCTACTAGAGATACTTACAGGGTGAGAGAATAATACTTGACGACTCCGTCAATTAGCCCGTACTATGTCTAAAAATAACTAAAGAGAATTAACATCATGAATGATTTAACAAGTAAACGCTTAGACCCTAAAGTGCGTAAAGAAGAGATTCTAGCCGTGGCCGTTGCGCATGCGTCAGTCGTCGGCCTTAACGGGTTACGCCGGGACGACGTCGCTAAACAGGCGGGCGTCGCTAACGGCCTCGTGTCGCGTTACTTTAATACTATGATCCAGTTACGCCGCGCCGTATTGCGTTCGGCCGTACATAATGAAATTCTCCCGCTGATCGCTCAGGGGCTTGCAATGCGCGAGCCGGAGGCGATGAAAGCGTCGGACGAGTTAAAGAAAAAAGCCCTTGCTACTTTATCGATATAAGGGGCTAAATTATGCAAGCCTTACCGTTAGCATTGGCCGCACTCGCCCGTTACAATCAGTTCCTAGTTTATAAACTCGTTCCGTCTACTACTCGCCCCGGCAAAACCGACAAGTTCCCGCTTGATCCGTCAACCGGCCGCGTTGCTAGTGCGATGGACTCAAATAATTGGCTTAGCGCTAACGACGCAATACGTCGCGCCGCTGAGTTCGGTCCCGGTCACGGGGTAGGCTTTTCGTTTACTGAAGCCGATCCGTTCTTTTTTCTCGATATCGACAATTGTCTCGACGCGTCAGGTCAATGGTCCGCGCTTGCCGTGTCACTACTTAACGCGTTCCCGGGCGCGGCCGTTGAGGTTAGTCAGTCCGGTAAAGGTTTACATATTATCGGCACCGGGACACCGCCTCCACATGGCTGTAAAAATATCCCGTACGGGCTTGAGTTATATCACGCGGACCGATTCGTCGCGCTTACCGGCACTCATGCAAGCGGCGACGCCTCGCTCGATATGTCGGCGGTGTTACCGTGGTTAGTGACGTCATATTTCGCACCGACTGCGGCAACCGGTGACGGGGCGATGATCGGCTGGAGCGATAGTCCGGTCGAAGAATGGAACGGCCCCCTAGACGACAAGCAACTGATCGACCGCGCATTACGTAGCAAGTCCGGCGCTAGTGTGTTCGGTAATCGCGCCTCGTTCGCTGACTTATGGCTTGCTGACGTGAGCGCCTTACGTGCGGCGTATCCCGATACCGAGCGCGTAGAAGGTTACGACGCGTCAAGTGCTGACGCCGCGCTTGCTCAGCATTTAGCGTTTTGGACGGGTAAAAATTGCGAACGTGTACTTAATTTAATGCGTGACTCAGGGCTTGCCCGTGATAAGTGGGAACGTGAGGATTATCTCCCGCGTACTATATCGCAAGCATGCGCACGGCAAATTGACGTATTGCAGGACAAACCGGTCGCAATGGTAGAGGTGTCGGACGGTGGCGAACTAGACGTTTCCACACTAGCGCAATCGACCGCGATTGTCGGATCGACGTACGTTAACCTCGAGGATCAACAAGCCTTTTTCCGCGGTTGTGTCTACGTTATGGATCAGCATAAAGCGCTAGTCGCGGGCGGTCTATTGCTTAAGCCGGATCAGTTTCGCGTCGCTTACGGCGGTTATAGCTTTCCGATGGACCCGGGTAATGAACGGATCGTCCGTAACGCTTGGGAGGTTTTTACCGAGTCTCAGGCGTGGCGTTCCCCGCGGGCCGACTCGTCATGTTTTAGGCCGGACTTAGCGCCGGGCGAGATCGTCAAAGTGGATCGTCATAGTTACGTTAATACCTATTGGCCGATCAAGACGGCGCGCCGTGAGGGTGACGCGTCGCCGTTCCTTAATCACTTAGCGAAGGTTCTCCCGGATACCCGCGATCAGCAAATATTACTATCCTACATGGCCGCATGCGTCCAGTATCCCGGCGTAAAATTCCAGTGGGCGCCGTTGATACAGGGCGTCGAAGGTAACGGTAAAACGCTTTTTACGCGTTGCGTAGCGTTCGCCGTCGGTGACAAATACGTACACTTTCCGAAAGCGTCGCAGATCGCTAAGCAATTTAACGGCTGGATGTACGGTAAGATTTTTATCGGCGTCGAAGATATTTACGTCCCGGACTCTCAGCGTGAGATTTTAGAAGAGTTGAAACCAATGATTACGGGCGACCGTATGGAAATCGAGAGCAAGGGCGTCGATCAGATAACTCAGTGGGTGTGCTGTAACTTTATGCTTAACTCAAACCATAAAGACGGTATCCGTAAGACCCGTAACGACCGCCGGTTCGCTCCGTTTTATAGCGCTCAGCAACAAAACGAGGACCTAGTCCGCGACGGCATGAGTAACGGTTACTTTCCGCGCCTATATGACTGGCTAAAATCGGGCGGTTACGAGATCGTTAATAATCTATTGCGCACGTATACCATACTTGACGAGTTTAACCCGGCTAACGGCCACATTGCACCGCTGACAAGCTCGACGACTGAAGCGATTAGCTACGGGCTAGGACGCGCCGAACAGGAGATCGTCGAGGCTATAGAGCGCGAGGAGCGAGGCTTCAAGGGCGGGTGGGTCAGTTCAATGGCCGTCGATCAATTACTCGAGCGTATCGGTGCCTCGAGCCGCATACCGCCTAACAAACGTCGCGAGCTATTGCAAAATATCGGTTACGATTATCATCCCGGCCTCGTTAACGGTCGCGTCAATAATACGGTACTCCCGGACGGCGGTAAGCCCCGTCTGTTCGTACAAAAAGTCTCGCCGCATTTAACCATTCCGACACCGGCCGAAATTGCCCGCGCGTACGCTATGGCACAAAATTAAAAATATCGCTTGCTTAATAAGTAAATCAGTGTAGAATAGAACTTGTCGGGTTACGACACCGCGCCTCGGGCACTGGGGCTGGAGTGATGAAATGAAAATGATTTTAGACGTACAATGGAAAAAATTAAACGCCGATTATAAAGGTGTTATTAAAGGTCAAAAAATGATGTTAGGTATCGTCGAAGGTGGCGCGACAGGTTTGATCCCGGTTAAAGTTGTGAAAGCTAAAGAAGTCGAGGCGCTAGTCGAGGCGCTATTTTACGAAGTCGGTTACGGTGTGCAAATTAATATATTCAACTTAGCGAAAATCACTAAAGCCGGGGTCGATGCGTATTTGGCTGGTGCCGACGTTAAACAGGCCGTAATTGACGCGGTCGCGCAGTACCGGGAGAATTAAGATGGATTACATTAAACCGGATCAGATCGTTATCGGTACGCAATTCATGAAGCCCGGGAGGGCGCCGCGTAAGTGTACCGTAACCGACATTTACAAAACGTATAATGCGGCCGGTCAGCTAGTGCAAACGCGCTACGTTGCGACTCATGAGTTTATGGGTCAGATCGTAACCGAGCGCGATATACCGGCCGTCACTATTCAGCGGGGATTTATATCATGAATCGTTTACAGGTTGCGCAATATTTTGAGCGTCAGAATTTAAACTTAGAATGCGCGGATCACGTCCGGGCCGCGCATGCGACACTAACCGAGTTCGGTATGAATCCGCCGCTATTAAAAACGATGTTAGGCTGGAATAGGCCGCGTTAATGATTAGACACCGTTATTATACGCAACGTAACGGCGGGCGCTGGAGGGTCGCAAGGGTCCCGCACCGTTGCGACTGGGCGAGCGGCGGCATACGCTGTATACATCAAATTCTCGCGGGTGAGCGGTATTTCGATACTAATCTACATAACCCGCGATCAAGTAACTCGCATGCGACGTATAGAATATGCGAGAATTGCGCAAACGAAAGGGTAACGTAAATTATGAATTACGCAATATATGTAATACTTGCTTTAATTTGGTTAACCGTCGCATTTGCTGACGTGATCGACGCACTATGACTAGCGTAACCGTACGTCGCAGATCGCGACGCAAAGTAACGGCCGCGCGTCATGCCGGTAAAGCGGCGGCGCTCGAGTTTAAACCTATTACCGCAAATCCACACGGCGAGACGCACCCGTCGCAACGTGACGCATGGCTTGAGGGCTATACGTACGGCGCGACGCTAATCGAAGAGCCTCCCGCGTTAGAGCTATGATCGCGGCGAGTGTTTACGCTCAGGACGTGACAAAATCATTTGTGACGTCAACATATCCCGGTGCCCGGTACTAATCAGTACCTTACGCACCTCGCCGCGGGCCATATACGCCGCGTTTTCACTTAAGTAGTAACCTAGTATTATCGGCACCCCTAAGATCGGTATTGTGGCCTCGTAGCGTTTACGTGCGCGCGTCCATTTTACGCCGGGGTAATGGTTCTTGTTTCGTGTCGTCATGATAGGCACCTTTCAGGTTAGGATCACTAACCTTACTATTGACCGATCGGTCAGTATGTGCGCTAACGAACACTACGTCAAATTTAATTTTATGTTAGTTTCGACTTGCTCGCGAAGTTTATCGATATTAGCATCCAGCGAAAACCATGCGTTAATTTGTGTGCGGATTTGTGTTACGTCGTCAGGATGACAAAACATACGATAAAGAACTTGATGTTTAGGCGTCCCGCCGACCCATACGTTTTCGGCTGTAATGTGTGGACAACGCATAATTGCGTAAGCTAATAATAAAGCCTTCACGCGTTCAATGTAATGCGATCTGACTGGACATTTAATTTCGACAAACTCATTCATTACTTTATTACGTTCGGCAAGCATTTGCACTTTAGTTTCGTTTTCGAGCGCGCGTTTTTCACGTTCGAGCGCGCGTTTTTCACGTTCCGCAAGCATATTATTCTTATTTATCATAACTTCGTTTTCGCGTTTTTCTAATTCGTCAGCTTTACGACGAAGAGCCTCGGAACGAGTCTCGCCGGGCCTCGGAGACGATGCGACACGATGCCCGTTAATACATTCATAACATGAGCCGGATTGTACATATCTATATGATAAATGGCCGTTAGCACATAACTTTCCGGTGTAATAAGTCGAAAGCTCGTTAATTTTTGCGTCCTTACGCGTAATAATTTCCATTTTAATTCTCCAAAGTAATAATTTATTAGAATAATATAAAACGGTAAAACTTGTCAAGCGCTCAATGTCGGCGCGACTTAACGTAAAATTACGATAGATATACCCCGAACTATCGTACCCCATAGGGTAAAAATTCTATTAGGGAAAGTATTAAATATAATAAGTGTAAATGTAATATATAGTAAATACGTACTTATTATATATATATATTTGTACTAGCAATGTATAAGTATTAGGGGTATAGAATATATATATATATAAGTAATTGTACTATAAGGGTTTTTTAGTACCCCGGATCACTTTTTACCGTACGGGGTATTACGTAAATGTCGGATGGTATTGCAAGCGCGCTACGATTGTGGCTATACTGGGCGCATGTTTAAATTAACTCAAAAGCAAGCGAATTTCGCTAAGTTATATTTCGAGACTGGGAAACCGTCCGACGCTTACCGAGCGAGTTATGACGCGGGCAAGATGACTGATACAAGTGTGGCAACCGCCGCGCAACAACTACTATCTAACGCGAACGTAACCGGCTACGTAGCGCAATTGGAGGCTCAGGCCGCTAACGTTGCTCAGCTAAATGTGGCGTGGGTGCTGGATAAGTACGCGAAAATTGCAACCGCTGACGTCCGTGAGCTTATCGAGTCGCGCGTCGAGTGTTGTCGGTATTGTCACGGGATCGGCCATAAGTACCAATGGCTTGACGCCGAAGAGTGGGCCGTCGCGCTCGCTAACGCTATGGACCTAAACGCCCGGATCACTGAGCGAAACCTTTACGCAAAATCTGAGGCTAAAGAACTTGTCGAGTTGCCGACATTTGACGGCGGCGGCGGGTTTTGGGGTAACGATCCCCCGCACCCGGAATGCCCGAAATGTTTTGGCAACGGGACGCAACGTACGCACATACACGACACCCGCAACTTGTCAGAAACCGGCCGCTTACTGTACGCCGGGATCAAACAGACGGCTAACGGGTTCGAGGTTAAAACTCGCGATCAGGACGGCGCGCTCGCATGGCTCGCTAAGTATTTCGGCGTTGATAAGAAATCGCTTGAACTGAGCGGGCCGGGCGGCGGACCGATCGGACTTGCAAGTATGAAGCCCGAGGACCTCAGCGACGAAGCGCTCGCCGCTATTGTGGCCGCTAAAAATAATGGTTGATGTATTCGACGCCGCGGGTGAGCTTTTGCGACGCCGTAGGGCGCGTAAAGAGTTACTTGAGTACATAACCTACACGACCCCGAAATATCTGCACTCAGCGTTTGCACGTAGCGTATGTGAGGCGTTAGACAAGTTTATTGACGATATGAACGCCGGTAAGCGTCCGATCCTCGTCCTACAGGCCCCGCCGCAACATGGTAAGTCTGAGATCGTTAGCCGTAAGTTACCGCCGTTTATTATGGGTCGGTTCCCGGACTGGCGTATCGGCGCGGCGTCGTACGGTGACGAACTGGCCGGGGCTATGGCGCAAGACGTACGCCGTAATCTTAACGGCACCGAACACAAACGCCTTTTTCCGGCACCTACCGAAAAGAAACGTTACGACGTTAACCGAATGGGTGAGTTTAGCAATCCATACGGCGAGGGTAGTTATTTAGGCGTCGGCGTGGGCGGAGGTTTAACAGGTCGTCCGCTGGATATCGGCATTATCGACGATCCGGTAAAGAACGAAAAAGAGGCGCTAAGTCCGACCGTTAAAGAGGGGCATTGGAATTGGTATCAAACCGTATTCACTAGCCGACTGAGCGAAAACTCCGGTCAAATCATTATGGCGACGTCGTGGGCCGAGGACGATCTCCCGGGCCGTATCTGTTCGCACTTTAAGGGCGACAAGCGTCTAACCGTACTCAGGTTCCCGGCGATCAACTTACCGGGCGAGGTTGGATATAATCCACAATTACCTGAAGGCGCGCTCGTTCCGGCGCTGAAGTCGCTGGAGTTTTTACGCGAGATCAAATCGCTATTCTCCGATTACTGGTTCGCCGCGATGTATCAACAATCACCGCGCGCGCTCGGCGGTAACGTGTTTAAAGAGGACGGCATACGCTACTATCTGACTAAAGACCTCCCGACACGTTTCGACAAGGTCCTTGCGTCATGGGACTGTACGTTTAAAGACACGGACGGGACGGACTTCGTCGTCGGTCAAGTGTGGGGTAAGTCCGGCGCTAACAGTTACCTATTGGCGCAAGTGCGCGCACGTATGTCGTTCACCCGGACCGTTAAAGAGGTCGTCATATTGCGCGATGCGTGGCCGAACACTCGCGAGATTCTTATCGAGGATAAAGCGAACGGACCGGCGGTTATCGATACGCTCAAGGGCGCCGTTAGCGGGATCATACCGATCGAGCCGGACGGGTCGAAACTCGCCCGGGCGCATGCCGTGACGTCATACTGGGAGGCGGGTAATGTGTGGATACCGCACCCGGATATCGCTCCGTGGATTAAAGACTATATCGCTGAGCTTACCGGCTTTCCGGCTTCAGCTAACGACGATCAGGTCGACGCGACTACGCAAGCCCTTCGTCGACTGTATCCATTGTTTAACCGCTTGAATATTAACGACGATGCGATAATGCGCGCACTGGGTCGAAAGTGATATATAATTTTTGAAATTTAACCGGAGTAGTGAGTCATGGACGATATTAAACAAACGAGCAAGGGCGTAACGTTAAGATCGATTAACCTTGCGAAAGCTCCGGTCGAAGAGATCAAGCCGTACACGTTTGACGTTAAACCTCCACAACTGGCCCCGGGCGTCGCACCTCAAGGTGTAACGCCTCCGGTTATGGCGATGGATTACAGTCCGTACTCGTTCGCGACTCAAATGTACAGCGGCGGCGGCTTTCCGGGTTTCGTATACCTTGCGCAACTTGCCACACGTTCGGAGTTCCGATCAATGGCAAGCGCGTACTCGACTGAGCTTACCCGCGAATGGATCAAACTTACGAGCAAGCAAGACGACGGCTCGAGTGGATCGTCTAAGATTAAACTTATCGACGCGGAACTTACGCGACTGGGCGTACGTGACGTATTTCAGAAAGGCGCCGAGCATGATTGTCTATTTGGCCGCGCGCAGTTTTATATCGGGATTAAAGGGGCGGACCCGTCTAAACCGCTGATCCTAGACCCGCGTACCGTCAAAAAGGGGAGTCTCGACAGTATCATACCGATAGAATCAATTTGGACGACCCCGGCCGATTATGATGCGAACGATCCGACCGCACCGTCATTTTATCGCCCGTCCCGCTGGTATATGCTTGGTAAGACCGTACACGCGACGCGACTCATGACCGTGGTTACTCGTCCGCTCCCGGACCTATTGAAACCGGCGTATAACTTTGCGGGGATCAGCTTATCGCAATTGGCCGAGCCGTACGTCGACAATTGGCTCCGTACGCGACAAAGCGTTTCGGACTTAATTAATAATTTCAGTATTACCGTACTCGCTACCTCAATGGATCAGGTACTACAAGGTAACGACGACGGCGCTAGTGTGATTAAACGCGCGGAGCTTTTTACGGCGATGCGTAGTAACCGCGGCCTTATGTTACTGGATAAAGAGCGCGAAGAGATACAGCAAGTTAATACGCCGCTGAGCGGATTGCATGAGTTACAAGCACAAAGTCAAGAGCAAATGTGTGCGGTATCGCGTACCCCGGCGATCATACTTACCGGGATTAGCCCGAGCGGTCTAAACGCCTCGAGTGAAGGTGAAATTAAAGTTTATTACGACTGGATCGCCGCGCAACAAAACGCATTTTGGCGCGCACCGCTCGAGACTATTATCAAAGTTATACAGCTATCCCTATTCGGCGAGATCGACCCGGATATCGGTTTCGATTTCGTTCCGCTGTATCAAATGACGCCCGAAGAGATCGCCGCAATTCGTAAGTCTAATATGGAAACCGATAGCGGTTATATTAACGCGGGTGTACTGGACCCGAGCGAGGCGCGCGAACGTTTAGCGCGTGACGCGGATAGCGGATATATGGGCCTCGACTTAAGCGCTGAGATCGTACCGCCTAACGAGCCGGACCCGTTCGCCGATCCCGAGACACCTCCTACCGATCCCGAGACACCTCCTACCGATCCGGCGCAAGACGCTGAGTTTAAAGAGGGAGATCACCCGCGCGCGGCTAACGGTCAATTCGGATCGGGCGGCGGAGGTAGTGGTACGTCAGCGGATAAACCGAAAGCTAACAAGTCATACAAAAACGGCGGTAAAGATGAACGCGGCTACGAGCGCGGACCGGGCTTACCGAAAGCGGAGCGTGAAGTCGAGCAACATTTTATCGATGCGATCCACGAGCATAAGGACCATTTAATTAACGCTTATCATGCGAATAACGGCAATGTGATCGATCCCGATCTCGTTAAAGGGTTAAGTCCGCACTTTGCGAATAACCCGGACCTAGCGCGCGCGGTCCACGAGCCTAGTTCCCATTTAGCAAAAGAAATTTACAGTCAAGCACTGGAGCGTAAAGCGGCGGCGGGCGACAAATCTCCAACGCTATTCTCAGCGGGCGGCGGCGGTTCGGGTAAGTCGGCCACGCGTCCGGTAGCTGAGGCGGCGTTCGGCGCGGACCCTAACGGTATATTCTACGACTCAACGTTATCCAGTTTTGGGAGCGCGACAAAACGTATCGACGAAGCGCTCGCTAAAACTGAGGGCGACGTCGGTATCGTATACACGAATACGCCGATCAGTACGGCGCTGGAGTTTAACGCCGGGCGTACGCGTACCGTAAGTATCGATACGTTACTACATGCGCATGTCGGCGCGTCCGATACGATCCGCAAGCTGGCCGAACATTACGCAGATAATCCGCGCGTACAGATCGCGATCATCAATAACAAACGCGGCGAAACTCCGCAAGTCGGCAATGTGGCCGACGTACCAAAATACAACGCTTTCGAGATACGTCAGCAATTGGTCGATCAAGCGACGGACTTACTCGAAAGCGGTAAGATCGATCAGACAAAATATAAGTTGCTTATTAAGTAAAAGTCTGTATAATAACTTATGTCAGGTTGACGCCCGCGCCTCGGGTACTGGGGCTGGAGTTACGATCATGTTAGATTACGAAGAGATCGCCGCCGTTAAAGCTAAACAATTGGCGAGCGGATCGCGCGTAAGTGTTCGCATTGACGACGACGAGGTTTTATATCGAGGTCGCGTAATTAGACGTCACGACAATGCACCGAATGGTTACGGCGGACGTTACTCAGTTAAAGCTAGACACCCGGACGGACGTCCGTACGTTGAAAATTTTAGTCGCATGCTTGACGCTAAAATATATATTGATAAATCACTTGCTTAATAAGTAAATCAGTGTAGAATAGAACTTGTCGAGACGATCTCGGCGCCGCGCCTCGGGTACTGGGGCTGGAGTTAAAATCATGGCTAATCTTTCAATTCACGCTCAAGCCGCCGCCGCGATCCGTAAAAATCTTAAAGGTCAGGGTATCGTCGGTCGTGTTAATAGCGAAAGCTACAGCATGGGATCAAGCGTTAACGTGTACGTTCAAGACTTAAACCCGGCACAGTACGCCGCGGTTAAAGAGTTCGCGGACCAATACCAATATGGCGATTTTGATAGCATGCAAGACTTATACAACTACAGCAACGTAAAAAGCGATCTCCCGCAAGTAAAATACGTTTTTGTGAATAACCGGATCAGCGACGAAATGCGTCAGAAAATTTGGGACTTCGCGCTCGGTTTTTACGCTGGTATCGAAGGCGCTCCGGCCGATGCGCAACAAGCGAGTAATTTTAGAATTGTCGGTTGGAATATGTACGGCGATCAATTGATTAACCGTTTGTTTCAGGGCGGTTTTAATCAAAATCAATTTTGGGATGCTCAATAATGTCGATCCTCGTAAAAGTTACTTGTAACCGATACGGCAATTACCGGGGATTCGTCTCCGGTCAGGGCTGGAAAGCGCTCGGTTGTAACGAGTACGACGCGACCGCGTGGGCCTCCGACACTCTCGACAATAACCCCGGCTCGGTCCTCTCGTTACAATCCGAAATTAGATGGTCGCAAATAGATCGATACCGCTTGCTTAATAAGTAAATGCGCGTATAATTACTTATGTCGACTTACGACACCGCGCCTCGGGTACTGGGGCTGGAGAGTTATCATGAAAAACGGCGAAATGTGTTACATACCTAGCGGAATGGGTGGAGTTTTCCCGGCGCTTATCCTTTCACAAATAGCGGACAAGGCGCAAGTTTATTGCTGTAGCCCGGACTACTTTCCGCTATGGTTAGTGACTGTAAAAATTTCTGATCTCAAACCGTGGGACGGGCTCGCAAATGACAAAACTCTAAAACTTATCGAAAAAGCTAAAAAATTGGCGGGAGTAAAATAATGGATATTAAACAAGCTAAACAATTAAAAGTCGGCGACGTCGTACGTTGCCCGGCGGATCGTGGTGCGGCACCGTTTACCGGGAAAGTATCAAGCGTCGGAGCTAACGTATCGAAATCAATCCACGGCGAAGAATACGTATGGATCAACGTTAAAGGTCCGAGCGGGCATAGCGCCGGAGTGTGGCCGTCAAATAGACTTGCTTAATAAGTAAATTCATGTATAATTACTTATGTCGACTGATTCGACACCGCGCCTCGGGTACTGGGGCTGGAGTTAAGAAAATGGCAAATGATGACAGAGTCGGAGTCTCACACCGGGCCGCGTTACGTCAATTTTACGATGCGGGTTTTAACGATCCGATCGCTTTAGAAAATGCACTCGTCGCGATCTACGCGATGCCTCAAGCGACTCAGGGTTATGTATACGCGGACGACATTCCGGCCGCAATTGAAAATTTAAAAGAGGCGGTGCTATGAAAACAGTCAATATGTTTTATCGAGTAATCGTTCCGGTCGGTACACACATTCAGCGCAAAACTTACCGGGAGGCAATCGACGCGCTAGTCGCGTACGGTATACCGCTCCCGAGTGCGCAAGACGACGCAATTTACTACTGGGCCGAGCAACGTAAACTTGCTTATATAGTGAAAGTTACCGAAACCGTGGAGGTAGTACAATGACTTACCAATATCATGACGGAGGTCGCGCCGCGGCCGGTTTTACAGGTAAGGCCCGCGATTGTGTCGCTCGTGCTATATCGATCGCTACCGGGACGCCGTATAAAGTTATATACGCTAGGCTTGCCGCGGCGAATAAAGCGGCTGGAGGGCTTAAAAGTGCGCGCGAAGGGTTACGCCCTCAAGTATACGAGCCAATACTGGCCGAGCTAGGTTTCAAACGTTGCGCCGCGCCCACATTCGCGGGACGTAAGGCGCGGACTTCAGATATGCCGCCGGGGATCGTGATCGCTAGGCAAGCCCATCACCTCGTCGCAGTAATCGACGGCGTTGCGTACGATACGCACGATCCTACCGAAAAAATGGTTTATAGATATTGGTTGCTTAATAAGTAAACGTATGAGATAATGAATTTGTCGGGTTCCTCTCGACACCGCGCCTCGGGCACTGGGGCTGGAGAGTTAGAATGAATAAAGCCCGTAGAAGTCAACTAGACGCAATTTATAGCGAGCTTAGCGATATTAAAGATCGACTAGAACAGTTGCGCGACGAAGAGCAGGAGGCGCGCGACAATATGCCGGATAATTTGCAAGACTCAGAACGTGCAAGCAACGCCGACGAAGCGATTAGCCAAATGGACGACGCGATCAACGAGATCGAATCAGCAATGGACAATGTCGAAAACGCTAAAGGTGAGTAAAATTTTTAAAACGTATTGGAGTAAGTAAATGGCAAATCACCCAAATAGAAATCGCGGCGCGTCCGGTACTGTACCGACGCCTGAAGAGGTCAAGACGGCCCGCGGAGAATTAACGCAAGTCGAAGCCGCTGGAATGATTTACACAACCGGCGTAAGATGGTCAAATTATGAAAGCGGTCACGCACGAATGCACCCGGCCGCGTGGGAACTATTCAATATTAAACGAGGGGTTCAAAATGGCAATGTTAAACAAGGACAGGTTGCAAACGGGGCTTGACGTATTAAACGCCGACCTTGCGAAACGTAATAAAACTATGCAAGAGGTCGCCGACGAGGATAAAACCGCCGCGCTGGAGAAAATGAAAGCTACTACTAACGACCCGGCGTACGCTAAATTATTCGATGAAAAATAAACCGCTTAGAAGTGTGGCCGCTAATCGAGGTATTGAGGCGCGGTATCGTAAAGAGTTACAAAAACTCGTAGACGATATGCACTCGTCGTTTGCGTACTGGATACGGGCCGAATATCGCAAGTCTCCGCCGCGTATGACTGAGCTAGTCGATCAGGCTCAGGACGCAAGTCCGGCCCGTACGATTAAAAAGTTATTGGACGATCTCGCTAAGCGCTGGATCGCTCGTTTCGACGAATACGCGCCGAAAATAGCGGCGGCTTACCTTAAAAGCATGTTTAAATCGTCCGATTCAGCGTTTCGGCAAGCGCTTAAGGACGCAGGGTTCGCGGTCGATTTTAAGATGACTGGTGCCGTCCGGGACGCGTTTAACGCCTCGCTTGAGGAAAATGTCGGTCTAATCCGGTCAATCCCGGAGAAATACGCGCAACAAGTCGAGGGCGCCGTCATGCGCTCGTATGCGACCGGGCGCGACCTTCAGACAATGACTAAAGATATACAATCGATCTATCCCGTGACGTTTACCCGGGCCGCATTCATAGCGCGCGATCAGTCTAATAAGGCTAACGCCGTGGTTAACCGTGCGCGACAGCTTGAGCTTGGTATGACTGAAGCAATTTGGATGCACTCACACGCTGGAAAAAATCCGCGACCGACTCACGTAGCCGCTAACGGAAAGCGCTACGAGATCGCGAAAGGGTGCCTGATCGACGGAGAATATATACAGCCCGGCGAAGAAATTAATTGTCGCTGTACGTCCCGTCCGCTCCTACCGATAAAATAACCCCGTATAAATGCTTGCAAAAATTACCGAACGCGGTACATAATCGCGTTATGGCTATAATTAAACTCGCATTAGACCGATCCGCTCGTCGCATTGATGCCGACGGACGTTTGCACGTCGACCGCTCGCACATATCGAAAGCGATGGTTTCTCCGTACTACGGTCAGGAAATACCGGGCTACGAGGCGTTAGGTTTACAGGCCGACAAAGTTTACAAACTATTACGCGATCCCGTCGAGCTTGAACGCGGCGCGCACACTTTCGCAAGACTCCCGATATTATCCGAACACGTCCCGGTTACGGTCGACGATCATAAGCCGGACTTAGTTGTCGGTGCGATCGGTTCGGACGTTTCGTTTAACGATCCGTATCTCGACGCCGACACAACGATTTGGCAAGCTGAAGCAATCGCCGGAATCGAGTCGGGGGACATTCGTGAGTTTTCATGCGCATACCGTTACGTTCCCGATATGACTCCCGGAGAGTATAAGGGTGAGCCGTACGACGGTCGCATGACTGAAATACAAGGTAATCATTTGGCACTCGTCGAAGTCGGCCGGGCGGGTTCCGATGTTGTTGTGGCCGACAATAACCCTTTTATTAAGGAATCCGCTATTATGAAAATGACAAAACTGGGCAAAGCCCTCTTTTTGGCGTTGAGTGCGGCCTCTCCGGTATTAGCGGCGGATTCCGCCCTACCCGCGTTGGTCGGATCAGCAAGCCGTAAAGATTTCAAAAAAGACGCCGTTCGTACTAAATTGCTGGCCCTTGATTCCGATCTTGAGCCGGAAAAAGTCGACGGCGTACTTGATGCGATCTTAGATATCGGCGAGGACCCTACTCCGGTAGAAACCCCGGCCGCGATCGTTGAAACTCCAGCCGATACAGTTCGTAAATTGTTAGCTGGTAAGGTTGACGATACGATTATCGATCAAATCATTGCGTTATTTAATCCGGCTCCGGCTCAGGACGAGGATGACGACTCAATGAAAAAAGACGATGTAATTGCCGCGATGGACGGTTTACGTACACAATTGCGCGACGCTGAAGAGGCTAAACGCGACGTGCGCGAAGTTGTCGGCGACGTTATCGGTATGGACTCCGCTGAAGCCGTTTACGGTTTTGCGCTGGATCACATGAAGGTAGACCGCGAAGGTGTCGAAGGTGCGAAAGCCCTCCGCGCACTGTTTAAGGTTGCCTCTTCACACGCTGGACGTGTTACACCTAAAATCGCGCAAGACGGCGACGCTATGGCTGTACAGTTACCCCGGCGCTAACCGCTTTAAGTAAGGGAGCATTAAAATGACTGGTTTCCAAAAAGACGTAAATTTAACCCCGGCGCTTGCCGTTGCGGGTGACTTTGCCTCAGCCAATCCTCGCGCGTCAGTATTGGCGGGCGAAAACGGTTTAGTGGCTGGCACGGGCGGCGTAACCGTCGGTCGTTTCGCGTGGGTTGACGCTGACGGTATTACCGTACTCAGTTCCGACGCCGCGGCCGCACCTAGCGGTTTCGTACACCGCGAGCAACAAGCGCTTATTACTACATATCTCGCTGAGTCGGGCAATGTTATTCCTGAAGGTTTCGCCGTTACCTTACATAACGAGGGTGATTTCTGGGCGTTGCTGACAGGCCCTAATGCCGCCGTAGTAGGTGACGCTATCAATGCCGTGTTAGCTAACGGCTCAGTGACAGCGGGCGCCGCAGTACCGGGCACTAGCGTAGCGACACAATTCAAGGCAAAATCCGCGGGCGCCGTGGGTGAGCTTATCAAAATCTCAACTTGGGGCTAAATCATGAATCCGATTTTACTAGCATTACAAGAGCGCGCGGGTATTACGTACATGGGTCAGCCCGGGCTTGATTTACAAAAAGCGAATATCGCGCATAGCGTTAGCTTGGCGATGGACGCGCAACCGGCACTCGTAACGGTAAGTAACTCCGGCATTCCGGCATTCTTATCTACGTTCGTCGATCCGAAATTGATCGAGGTTTTAGTGTCACCTATGAAAGCGGCCGAGATCGTGGGCGGCGAGCTTAAAAAAGGCGACTGGACTACACAAACGGCGATGTTCCCTATGGTAGAGTCAACCGGCGAGACTTCGAGCTACGGCGATTACTCCGAAAACGGTAGCGTGGGCGTTAACTCTAATTTTCCACAACGTCAGTCATACCATTATCAGGTAATGACGCAATGGGGCGAAAAAGAGTTAGAGCAAGCCGGTCTAGCTAAAATTGACTGGGCTAACCGCATGAATATCGCGTCGGCCTTAACTCTTAACAAGTTCCAAAACAAAACGTACTTTTTCGGCGTTGCGGGCTTGCAAAACTACGGTCTTTTGAACGATCCAGCGCTTAGCGCTCCGATCGCTCCGACGACTAAAACCGCTGGCGGTACGACTTGGGCGTTAGGTACAGCGTTAGAAATCTTAAACGACGTAACTAAGTTGTATAAAGAGCTACAAACGCAAGCGGGCGGCTTGGTCGATCTTAACTCTACAATGACGTTAGCGATGTCGCCATTGTCTGAGGTGTATCTGACTAAAACGACCGAGTTTAACGTTAACGTTGCGGACTTGTTGAAAAAGAACTATCCGAACTTGACGATCAAAACCGCGCCGGAATATTCGACAGTGTCAGGTGAGTTAGTGCAATTAATGGTAGACGAAATCGAAGGTCAACGTACCGCCGATACAGCGTTTACTGAAAAAATGCGCGCGCACCCGGTCGTAGTTGGTTCATCAAGCTATAAACAGAAAAAATCACAGGGTACGTGGGGTACGATTATTTATCGTCCGTTCGGTATCGCTCAAATGATTGGTGTGTAATTTCTGATAGTATAGGCAATAACCTCGGGGTTTCGGCCCCGGGGGTTTCTTAATGACTGGAGAGTTTTATCATGGCTAAAGTAATTATCGGTTGTAAATTACCACACGGGTTAGTTATCGAAAACCCTATGAATCCTAACGAGCGCGTTACGCTTAACGGCTTGAATAAATCACTAATTATCGGCGCTAAACATGCGACGACCGAAGTTGACGCGGATATGTGGAAACTTTGGAAAGCAACAAATAAAGATTTCGGTCCGCTTAAAAACGGTGCGATTTTTGAGGCTAAAGACGCGGCGTCTGCTAAGTCAATCGCTAAAGAAACCGAAAAAGAAAAAACCGGGTTCGAGGCTATGGACCCTAAAGATAAAGCGTCCGGCGTAAAACCGGCCGACGCTGAGTAATCATGGCGATCGTCACTTTTGACGTGGCCGCGTTTAAAGTCCGTTACCCGGAATTTTCCGCCGTTGCTGACGCTAAACTTGCGGCATGCTTCACTGAGGCGACGCTATACTTGTCAAATTCTGACAATTCGCCCGTAACGGATATTATCCGCCGGGCCTTATTTCTTAACATGCTGACAGCGCATATCGCTTATATAGGCGGTAGTTTAAACGCTGACAGCATGCCTAACCCCGTGGGCCGCGTAAGTAACGCGTCTGAGGGGTCCGTATCGGTAGGACTTGATTACGCGACTCCCGGCACCGCGGCGTGGTTTACAATGTCACAATATGGCGCCGCATTTTGGCAAGCGACTAGCTCGCTCCGCGGCTTTCGATACATAGCGCAACCGACCCGATACTGATATGGCCGCAAAATCTTTACAAGGCTCCGACGCACTCATGACGCGATTAAAAGAAATCGCCGAGAGTATGGGAGGCGGCGCGGTATCGGTCGGCTTTATGGCTAACGCTACATATCCCGACGGGACTCCGGTCGCGGCCGTTGCTTTTTGGAACGAGTACGGCGGTATGAATCGTCCGCCTCGTCCGTTTTTCCGCGGCATGATCTCGCGCGAGTCTCCGACGTGGGGCGGTAAAATGGCTAAACTTGCGAAAGTGACTAACTATAATGGTCCGCGCGTACTGGGCTTAATGGGTGAGGATATTAAAGGCGCGTTAGTACAATCAATTAACGACTTTACGACTCCGGGCTTAGCAAGTAGCACGATCGCCGCTAAAGGTTTCGCTAAACCGTTGATCGACACGGCGACGATGATCCGCGCGGTAGATTACGAGGTTAAAGAATGAATGTTCGCGGCCTCGCTAATTCAGTGACGCAAGTCGTTAACCCTAACGAGACGGTAAGCGTATTACGGTCAACCGGATACACTACGGGCGCGGGTGCGCGTCAAGTACCGTCATACGCCGCGCCGGTAACAGGTATCGCGCAAGTGCAAGCGTTAGACGGTGACGACCTCAAGCAAATCGAAGGTTTAAATATACAGGGTACGCTTAAAGCGATTTACTTACGCGGCGCGCTCGCTGGAGTCGTCCGCCCGGATCAAACCGGCGGCGACATTATCAAGCGTAAAAATAACGCCGAAACGTGGTTAGTTGTGAAAATACTTGAAGCGTGGCCGGACTGGGTTAAAGCTGTAATCGTATTGCAGGGGCCTAACTAATGGTTAATTTCGTATCGTCAATCGCAGTCGACGACGTAATCGACGCGCTACGTACGTTTATTTTACCGTTCATGCGAGGCGGCGAAGTGGTACGCTCACAAACTAACCGCGTACCGATGCCCGCCGATCCGTGCGCGATCTTAAAAGAAATATTACAGGTCGATGTGCATACCCCATATACCGACTATCAACCGGACGACGATACGGCCACAATTCGCGGACCGCAACAAATTGACGTACAGATCGATTTTTACGGCCTTGTATCGGGCGAAATATGTAAGGCGGTTAAGTCCGCATTTCGTACCGGATGGGGTTTCGATCAGTTCCCGGTAAACATTAAACCGCTGTATACTTCAGACGGGATACAGGCTCCGCTCACGACCGGCGAACAACAATACGAAAGTCGTTGGACTTTGACGGCTAGTATGCAATACAATCCTATTATTACAGTTCCGCAACAATTCGCGGACGAGGCTACAGTCGCACAGACTTCACCCGTCGATGTATTTGAGGTACTGCAATAATGATACTTACCAATTTATTAACGAGGTAATTTAAAATGACTATTCCAGCGTCCGACATTGTGGTCGTAAATCCCGGCGTCATTGGTTCCGGCGGTAGTCCGCTGGCGCTAAATGGCGTAATTTTATCAAAAAATACGTTATTGCCGACCGCGGCCGTACGTTCGTTCGCAAGCCCGGACGCTGTAAGCGACTTTTTTGGTCCAGCTTCAGACGAGTATGCGATATCTCAAACTTACTTTTTAGGTTTCGATAATTCGACAATTAAACCGGGTACTTTATTTTTTGCTCCGTTTAATGACGCGGCGCGCGAGGCTTGGTTACAATCAGGATCGTTAGCCGGTGTAACCCTTGCCGAATTACAAGCGCTTAGCGGTACGTTAATCGTTACCGTAGACGGTGTCGTGTTTACGTCTAGCGCGATCAGTCTCGCAACTTCGTCAAGTTTTAGCGACGCGGCGGTCGATATTACGGCCGGGTTTATCGGTGTAGGCGCTCCAGTATGTACATGGAATCCGGTTAATAGCACGTTCGTATTATCAAGTCCTACAACCGGCGCCGATTCGACAATTACTTTCGCGACCGGCACGTTAGCGGCCGATTTGAAATTTACTTCAGCAACCGGCGCGATCCTCTCGCAAGGTGACGTAATTGATACCCCGGCTACAGCGATGGACTCAGTTAAAGCGATAACGCAAAACTGGGTTACGTTCATGACTATGTGGGAGCCGGATACCGACGGTAAAACTGACTTCGCGATTTGGACTAACGCGCAAAATCAACGTTACGCCTATATCGTATGGGATACCGACGCTCAGGCAATCGTTAACGGCTCGACTACTAATTTCGGCGCGATCGCTAAGTCGTTGGCTTATGACGGCGTGGTCCCGGTATATAACACGCCGGAACTAGCCGCGTTTACACTGGGTACGGTAGCGTCGATCGACTTCAGTCGTACTAACGGTCGTATTACCGCCGCGTTTAAATCACAAAGCGGTTTCGTTCCGACAGTGACGGATCAGCAAATTGGCGCGAACTTGCTTGAAAACGGTTACAGCTTTTACGGTTCATACGCGACAGCTAACGATCAGTTTAACTTTATGTATAACGGTCAAATGACGGGTAAATGGTTGTGGTTAGATACCTTCGTGAATCAGGTATATATGAACTCACAATTCCAACTCGCATTGTTATCATTGCTGACTAGCGTTAAATCTATTCCGTACAATCAGTCCGGCTATAGCTTGATCCGTGCGGCGATGATCGACCCGATTAGTGCGGCGTTAAATTTCGGCGGTATCCGTTCCGGTGTCGTAATGTCTAACTCGCAAAAAGCGCAAGTTAATCAAGCGGCCGGTTTAGACGTGTCGACGATTATCGAGCAACAAGGCTATTACTTGCAAATCTTAGACCCGGGTGCGCAAGTACGCGGCAATCGCGGTACGCCGGTAATTAATTTTTGGTACACAGACGGCGGAGCGGTTCAGAAAATTACCGTTGCGTCAATCGACATAATCTAAGGGGCTTAAAATGGCAGACACTACGATTACTAGCGCGAATAGCGTATTTACATTGGTTATCGCGGGCCTTTTTCCGGCCCCGGTACAGTTAGTCGGTTATGCGACGGACAAGGCTTTCGTAACTGAAGGTTTAGAGCTTGCTGAGGTACAAATGGGTGTAGACGGTCGTATGACCGCCGGTTACACTCCGACGCCTACAAAGCAAACTGTGACCTTACAGGCGGACAGCCCGAGTCGTGACATTTTCACCGCGCTAATTCAGGCAACGAAAACCGCGCGCGAAGTATTTTATATTTCGGGTTCGATCGTTCTCCCGGCGACGGGTGAGTCGTTTACATTGACGCGCGGTATTCTGACGAACGGTAAGCAAATCCCGGACGCTCAGAAAGTATTACAGCCGGTCGATTATATGATTACTTGGGAAAGCGTTAACCGCGCATTAATCTAAGTTAACGAGTAACCGACGACAGACCGTAAGGTCGATCCGCCCTCTCCCGGATCACGTCGTCGGTAACTAACTGGAGAGGATCAACGATACGGAGAGGTATCTCAATATGGCACGTAAAACCGCAAATGTAACAATCGAGGACGACGGACGCGATCGGGGTAAAGTATTCGTACTTACCGAACTCCCGGCAAGCCGGGCCGAAGCGTGGGCTTATCGCGCACTATTAGCGTTAATCGCTGGAGGTGTCGAGGTCCCGGACGGTTTCGAGAAAATGGGTATGGCGGGTATGGCCGAGATAGGTATACGTGCGTTATCGTCGCTAAAATGGGACGTGGCCGAGCCGTTACTCGCTGAAATGTGGGAGTGTGTTCGCATTATGCCGGACGCGTCTAAACCTCAGTTAATCCGCAACTTGATCGAAGAGGATATTGAAGAGATATCGACACGTATTAAATTACGCGCGGAGGTGTGGGCGTTGCATGCGGATTTTTTGAAGGCCGTCGCGCCCTCGCTTATCGCAAGCACGAAACCGGCGGCAAACAAGTAAAGTTTATTGACTATCCGAACGTGTCGGCGGTTATCGGTACGTTACTATCTGAGCGCATGGCAACATTAAATGAACTCGATACGGTGTACGGAACTCAAGACGTTTATGATATGCTTGAAGTTATATTAGTCGATAAGTACAATAAAGCACTATCCGAAAAGGAGTAAAGTAATGGCGAGCAACGTAATCACAGTTACAATTAAAACCGCTTGGTACGTTGCTCCAGCGTTTAAACTCGCCGTATTTTTTGTATGGTTAGGTTCTCATGGCATTAAAGCGGCGGTCAAATAATGGCGACCATTATCGACAGCTTACTTGTCACGCTTGGCTTAGACTCTTCAGAATTTGACTCTAAACGGTCTAAAGTCGACAAGGGTCTTAAGTCAACCGGAGACGAGGCCGACAAAACAGGTAAGAAACTAAAACAATCAGGTAAGTCCGGCGCTGAGGGTTACGAAACGTTAACCAAAAGCGCGGCTAAATTCCTAGCGTTAATCGGCGGCACCATGGCCGTTAAACGTTTTATCGAACAGACAATCGAATCAAGCGCGGCACTTGCGTTACTTTCACGTAATCTCGGTGAGAGCGCGAACACGATCTCCGCTTGGTCCAATGCCGCGGAGCTTGCGGGCGGTAGCGCTGAAGGCTTGCAGGGCACTATGGATATGCTCAGCAAGTCACAGACTGAGCTACAGCTTACCGGACAATCGGGATTAATTCCGTACTTTACGGCGTTAGGTGTGGGCTTGGCCGACGTCAACGGTAAGGCTCGCCCGGTTAACGATATCTTACTAGACCTCTCCGAACGTTTTGCGCGTATGGATCGTACCACGGCTAACAATTTCGGTCGTATGATGGGTATCGATCAGGGCACGATGCAATTATTGTTAAAAGGCCGTACTGAAGTCGAGCTTATGATCGCCCGGCAAAAAGAGTACGGCGCGGTAACTAAAAAACAAGCTGAAGAGGGCGCGCGTCTTAAATTCATGATGCGTGAAAGTACTCAGACGTTCGTCGCGTTCGGTCGCGAATTATTATCTAAAGCGACTCCGGCCATTGAAAAATTCTTTCAGATCATGGCCGATTTTGGAGCGTGGGCGCAAAATCATCAAGAATTTATTACCACATTTTTAACGATCATTACGGCCGGGCTTGTAGCGATGGGTGCGGCCGCTATACCGATCAATCTCGTAGCCGTGGCCGTGATAGGCTTAGCGGCCGGAATCGCCGCGTTATGGGACGATTATCAAGTTTGGAAACGCGGCGGCGACTCGTTAATCGACTGGTCGAAATGGGAGCCGGGCATCAAAGCGGCCGGAGAAGGTATCAAATGGTTACGTGATTTAGTTAGCGACGCGTTTTATCGCATGTTTGCCGTAATCGATGCTGGATCAAAAGCGCTGAGCGGTGACTGGGTCGGTGCGCGTATGGCAATCGGTGAAGCGATTAACGGTAACGGCGATACGTACGGCGGTGACGGTCCTCAGTCACCCGGTACGCCGGGCGTAAATGCGCCGAGCGCTCCGTCACCCGCTGGAGGTAAGAAATTACCGCGCGGTATCCGTAACAATAACCCGGGTAACTTAAATTTTGCCGGGCAAGCTGGAGCGTCTAAAGAAGGCGGTCCGGGCGGTAGGTTCGCAAAATTCGGGACCATGCGCGAAGGCGTGGCCGCTTTAGTTAAGCAGATCGGCCTATACGTAAGTCGCGGTAAAAATTCGATCCGTAAAATTCTCGAAGTGTACGCACCTACCTCAGAAAATAATACCGGAGCTTATATCGCCGCCGTATCTCGGGCGCTCGGTATCGGCCCGGACGATCCGCTCGATATTAATAGCTCCGAGCAAGTTATGGGACTGGTTAAAGCGATCACAGATCACGAAAACGGTAAGGGTTACGTCGGCGCGGCCGACATTGCCGGAGGCTATAATTTAGCTAAAACTAGCGGTATCCGTGGAGCGTCTCGCGCCGCTGAAGGTGCTGGAGCGGCTAAAGTTGCGCAAGTTAGCGCCGCCGGATCAGGTTCGGGCGGTAACGTAAGTAACGTCGAAACTTCGATCGGTGAGGTTAAAATATATACCGCCGCGACAGACGCGGAGGGTATCGCTAAAGATATGAGCAAGTCGCTAAACTACAGTTTTGCGGCTCAGGCTAATTTAGGAATGAGCTAACATGGCATTTATACAGTTCCCTAACATTGCGGACGTTTTGGGCGTCCCGCCATTACCACGCTCCCCGCGCTTTCCGCCCGTCGCTCAGGTTGCGGTTAGTTTAATACAGGGGATCGTATACCGTGCGTTTCAAGTACAGACACAATGGGGTATATACGACAGTAACGGCCGTCCGCTTGGTGATCCGTCAAAATTTAAGGGCTTGCTAGGCGGCGCAATTGAGTCGATCGGTTTAGGCTCGACCTATTCAACAAACGCCGTCGACTTTTCAAAAGAGACACGAGTCTCAGACTTTCCGCTTGAGCGTGGCGGATTTGCGCAATATAACAAGGTAGAAATGCCCGCAAATCCTATAGTGACGTTATGTCTTGACTCAAACGAAAGCGGTCGTCGCGCATTTTTGGAGGCAATCGATAAAGCAACATTGTCGACCGATCTCTATAGCGTCGTAACGCCTGAAGTAACTTATATTAATTACAGTATCGAGCGTTACAATTATCAACGCCGTAGCGAAAAAGGCGCGACGTTATTGTTAGTCGAATTGTCGCTTAAAGAAATTCGTCAAGTGTCGGCACTCTTTTCAATCGCTAACGCCGGGCAACTTGTCGCACCTAAAAACGCCGCGGCCACGCCTCCGGTTGATAATGGTAAAGTTCAAGCTAAAACGCCCGGACCGTCCGTATTGAAAAGTATTGCTAATAAATTACCCGGACTAACGTCTCGTGCTAACGAATACTTGCAAGGGGTCAGACGATAATGCAAAGCATACCATTACAGCCCGTACCGGCGCAGTTAACTAAGGTCGTACTTGACGGGCAAAATTGTCAGATATTGCTATCTCAAAAAACGCAAGGTTTATTTGTGGACTTAAATGTCGACGGCGTTAACATTGTGACCGGCGTCATTGCGCGCGATGCCGTACCCTTAGTCAGTCGAGAGTACGCCGGCTTTTCGGGTAACTTGATTTTTATCGATACGCAAGGCGTTAGCGATCCACAATCGAGCGGTTTTGGCGACCGATACGACTTAGTCTATTTAACGAGCGAAGAGAATGACCTCATTTAGCAATAAAAAGCAACTCCGCTTTGTGATTACGCTCGGGACGGGCAAATTTGGCGCGTCCAATAACGACACAATCACGCTGGAGGGCTTTCGCGCGGTCGTGGATATAGATAAGGCGGGCGGCGTACAAATGTCGACGCTACGCGCTAAGATATTCGGCGTACGTCAGTCTGATATGAGTAGCGCAACTACGTTGCAATGGAAACCCGGTACGTTTATTCCGAACACAGTCGAAGTGTACGCGCTCGACGGTATTGTCGAGACATTGATATTCGCCGGTAACATTATCAACGCGTGGGGCGATTACGCTAGTATGCCGGACGTGTATTTACACATACAGGC